TTCCCGTTTTCGGGACATTTGGAGTTAGGACGCGGAAGTCTCGAAGTCAAGTCCGCAAGACTCTTATACAAGAGTCTGTCGAGAAACATCTCGGCATTGTGAATAGATGGGGAGGACCTGGTTTTGACAGGAAGTTGTTTGAATTCACAACCACATTGGATCAGATGAAGCGTGAGACACCCGGGATTGAACCCAGGATTCTTCATGCTGCTGTGTCTGATTTGATGGCTATGTATGATACATTGCACCAAGAGATGCCTATTACCCAGAGAGTTTTAACTCCTGTGGAAGCATTGTCAGGAATTCCTGGCAGGCGTTTTTTGAACGGTTTTGATTTGACAACATCTTCCGGCTTTGGTTGGAAGGGTAAGAAAGGAGATCATGTCATCATTGTTTTTAATGATGATGGCACGTATGATCATCGAGAGCCTAGTGACGAGCTTAAACAAGAAATTGATAAGGCTTTAAAAAGTTACGAGGATGGTTATCGTTTTCATTTTATCTTCAACGCCCTTCGGAAGGACGAACCCACTCCGCTTGATTCGGACAAAATTCGCATTTTTTCGTGCGGAACTTTTGCCCATGCTGTTTTACAGCAAATGTTTGTTGGCCCCTTAATTCAGACTTTACGTCTATGGGGCCTTCGGGCTGAATCAGCGGTTGGGTGTGACCCTACAAGCAGGGATTCGTTAGACATTGTCGAAGCGGTCACTAAGTTCGGAGAAAGTTGTTCGGTGAGCGGTGATTATCGCAAATTCGACAAGAAAGCTTCAGCAGATGTTCTGTCTGGAGCTTGGTGGTTGATGCGACACATTGCTCGTTTGGTAGGATATTCCGACCGCGAACAAGAAATTATCCGAGTTATGTCCTCAGACTCTATATATTCCATGTGCCTTTTTGATGGCATCATGGTAGAGTTTAGAGGAACATTGCCTTCGGGAGAAAAATTGACTACGGAGATAGGTTGCGAAGTTGGAAAAATTCTTTTTCGCTGTGCCGTTATACGGTTATGCGAATTGAACAATTATCCTTCTTTTCGATTTGACTCCAAAATCAAGTTGCTGACCTTTGGTGACGACAATTGGGCTTGCGTCCATCCTGATCTTGAATTTGTTCATGTTGAAGGAGTCGCCAAAGTTCTGGCAGAGTGGGATTATTATTACACTATGCCAGATAAAAAGTCTAAGCCTATAAGTCATAAGGTTCATTATACGGACGTTGAATTTTTGAAACGTCAGTTTTTGGACAATGCTAGTCTAGACTTTCCAGCAGCTCGATTATGTAAGGAATCTATCGAGCGCTGTTTATGCGTTTGTATTCCGAGCAAAGTCATTACTGCCGAAGTTCAAGCCACAGAAGTCATAGGTTCTGTGCTTCGAGAAGCTTTGCTTCACGAAAAAGATTACTATGAATACATGAGAAGTGGTTTGACGAAAGTCGCCATTGAGCACAACCTTTATAATGCCATCCCAGGATTAAAACAATCTTATGAGGTGGCTATTGGTTTGTACGCCATGAAACACTCCCCGGAGGAGGATAAACTCGTCGCACCTTCCGGATCTCCGATCGGAAGTAAAGCTAAAAAGGAGGTGGTTCCACTGGTTTACCACGATGACGCTGGGGAGTTTTCAACCAGCTTAATCGGAGGCTTTGTTCCACAGGCTAATTGCTATTTAGCAAGGGTGTTGCCGCCCACAAAGAAAACGGCTAGGTCAGGTAGTTTGAGCAGACTCCCGGCCCCTATAGTTTCACATTTGCTTGCGACTAATAATACAAGTGAATCGGCAGCGCCAACCGAGAATGAAACGGCGCAACACATACAGCCTTTAGGAGATACTACTGACGTTAACGTCTTTTACTCTGAAGAGGCTACATCATTTATTTCGTCCAGGGAGGACAAGAAGAGTGCAGCTCATACAGCAGGACAATTGTCAGCGATGAGTTTAGCATCTTTCTTGAACAGACCTGTTCGAATTCAAACTTTAACATGGGCAATTGCGGTCCCATTAGAAGTCTCTATAAATCCGCATCAATTGTATTTCAACAACCCTGCAGTCAGAGAAAAGCTTAACTATTTCTACCGGATGCAGACCGGAATGAATCTGAAAATCCA